CCTGATGAATAGTTAAGGTTATTGTCTTTGCAATATTTAAGAAACTTCTTATGGTTTTCTGTAGATAGCTTTGCAGATACCAGATGTCTGTTCTTCCAATTAGATACTGCCACACCAATAGGTCTTGTTTCGAGAGGTTTGTTAGGTTCATTAGTCATTTACGTAAGCATCTAACCATGTTTGTATATATGTTACGTGTTTAGGTTCTTGTATGTAATCGCTAAATTTACCTGATGTTTTATCAAAACTAAACTCTACATACATCGCTTCTGTAAGTTGTTTATATAAGTCAGTACTGTTTAGATATAGTTCACCAACTTTTTTAAGGTAATGATCTCTTGTATCTTTATCAAGAATAGTTGGCATACCAACAGGTTTATTCTTTGTTATTGGTGTTACTTTAGATGTTGTTGGGTCAGCAAAATCACCGTCATTATCAGGAATACCTGCATTTAATCCTAGTATTGCAAGTTCACAATATCTACGGAAGTAAGTTAACGCACCACCTTCTGCATGCATTGGATTCCCTCTAACATTTGCTGCTACTGGTAATAAGTATTCAGAAGATATTATTTCACCAGATGTATGCATCAAGTTTGTTACTAAAACATTTCTGCTTTCTAATATCTTTGTGGTATGTATTACAGATAAACCATTAGCAGCTAGTGCAGGGTTAACAACAGAAAGTACTGTTGAGAGGTCAGCAAACTCACCAAACTGTGCATTATCTTTTTCATGTATTGTGCCTACCTGCTGAATAAATTTACACAAGGCTGCTGTTATTTCTTTTGTCAAATTGTTTTATATATTTGCCTTAGTATAACTATGGTTTACCCTTATGGCAATTATGGGTGTTAATAATCTGTCTTAATCTTTCATTTTCTACTAACGCTTCTGCTAATAATTCAAAGGGGTCATTTATCCCTGCCAACTCACTTCTTAGCATTTTTGTACGTCTATTCTTGTCAGCTAATGTACAGGACATAGCAAAGTAGACTTATGTGCTAAACATAACATTATATGTAGTGTTTGTAAAGTTTTACTTCAATGTATCTAGTGTGCTGTTGTATAAGTGATTTATATATGTTCAATTAATGTACAAATATTATCCATTTTATGTACAACTTATGAGCATTTTTAGACCAGTTTTAGATCAAGACCTAATAGCAAAGATATTAGAGTTAAAGCCTAAATACATGACAGCCACAGTATTTTTAAATTCAATGCTAGAAGATGCTTATAAAGCAAGATGCAAAGAATTACAATATATGGCACAATATATATATAAAGATAAAGAATTAAACAAGAAGGGTTTAGAAGGAAAAGAACAAAAAGAAAAAATTAATAAAAAAGAAAAACAAGAAAAGATAATACCAGAAGATTTACAACACTTACAAACTCTTATAGATGACTTCTGGAAAGTGAAGAAAGGTTCTAAATCAATACAGGCTTGGAAACTTCAAATAACAGAATATAGAAAGTTTATAGACAAATATAGTGAACAGATACTTAGAGATCAGTTAGAAGCAGGTATTCTTGCAGGTACTTGGAAAGGTTTAAAACTTAGTCATTATGAAGAGCAACAGCAACGCATGAACAGGTTTAATAAAGAACCAGAACAAACAACAACTCACCCTAACCAGAAGGTTGTACAGTTTGATGATATGGGGAACTTAATCTAATGCAAAGAATATTTAATGGTAGTGCAAAAAGAACACTACAAAAAATGGTAGATAAAGGTCTTATGAAAGTATCAGATTTAGATACACCTTCAGAAGGTTGGTTTATTGCTATGGGTTATGACAGGGATAAAGAAACAGGAAAATGGAAACGCTTGTTACGTACTAAATGTGGTGCAACACCATCTCTACGTTTAGAACAAATACCAAAATGGACAAATACTCTTACAGGTAAAGTAACTTTTGACCCTGTGGAATATGAAAAGCAAAATTAAAGATATTCTTATACAAGATCCATTTGTACGCTTTGATCCAGAACCACATAAATACTACGATTTAAAACGCAAAAAGTATGTAGCACGTTCAATATCTGAAGTGGTAAAAGAAACTACTTATGTAAGTAAAGCAATGGAAAAGGCTGCTGTAAGGGGTACAGCTATACATGAAGCCGCACAAATATGGTGTGAAACAAAAGATAAGACATTAGCACTAGCTTATGCAAAAGATTATTCACAATGGATAGAACATTTAATTAATTACAGAATGTGGAATACCTGGGAATGTGTTGTTAATGAACTTCGTATGGTCGATAGAAAAAGAGATATTGCAGGTAGTTGTGATGTGATATTGCAGCATAAAGATACAGGTATGTTATGTCTGGCAGATTTTAAAACACAAGACGTATATAAGAAAAAAAACCATAGGTTACAGATGGGTGGTTATGTATCTTTGTTGTATCAAAACTATCCTGGAATAGATTTGTGGTCATGTAGAGTTATTTATATCACTCCTGATGGCATAAAAACACAAGACTATAACCCACAGGAATGTATGTACGATTATGAAGAAGCAAGAGGTTTGTACTTTGGTAAACAGTTACCATTTTAGTAGGGCTTGCATCTTGTAAGGGTATACCCCATACTAAATGTGTACTTATTATTGTTTATTTTTCTAAGCTATGTCATTTGAAGAAGAACTAGAACAACTAGACCGAGAAGAATGGCTTGCTAAATTTGATGATATACAAATTATGAACGCTGCAAAAATGTATTTAGAATGGTTAGTAAATTTACCTGATGATTACCAACCTGACCTTTATCCAGAATATAGATTTTATTAATTATGAACGTACAACCAGAACAGTTATTAAGGCAGATTAGAGTTGCACAACTGCAAAAAAAAGAATTAGAAACACAAATTACTGAAAAGAAAATGATATTAGAAAAGTATTTCCAAGAAAGTATTATTATGAGTACCCTAAGTATTGATAATGTAAAGGCTGTACGAAAACGCAAACCAGAAAAGTGGGAATATAGTAAAGAGTTAGTAGGTTATAAAAAAGATATTGCAACAGCTATAGAAGATAGAGAACAACAGGAAAGAGAAGAAGGGATTGCAACTAAAATAGATACTGGTTTCACATGGGCAATAAGATGAAAACAACAGAACGTGTAGAACAAGCATTTAAAAGAGTAAAAGAGCTACTTACACTTGTTGCTGATTGGACTAAAAATCCAAAAGAAGATGAATTAACAAAAGAATTTAAAGAGAAAAAACAAAAAATGATTGATGATCTAAATATACAATTAGGTGCATTAAGTGATCGGTATATGTTTAACCATAAATCAGAGTTTGCTACTAAGGAATATTTAGTAGAGTATGAAGCACTAAAAAAGAAAATAAAGGAATTAGAAAAATGAACACACAAAAAAACAAAGGTGACAGGGCAGAGAGAGAAGCCTGTATTTATCTGTCAAAAGCAACAGGTTATGAAGTTGAAAGACGTTTTGGGGCAGGTATGGAAAAAGATAAAGGTGATTTAACTGGTATACCTAATACTGTTGTACAAGTTTGTGATATGAAAAATAAGAGTGAAGCAGTATTAAGAAAACCAAGAGAAGCAGAACAACAAAGAATAAATGCAAAAGCAGATCATGCTATTACTATGGTTAGATTTAATAAAAGACCAGGTTGTGCAGAAGGTGATAATTGGCGTGTTGTTATGACCATTGAACAGTTTGCAAGATTGATTAGATGAATTGTTTTTACTGTAATACTGAGCTAATTATTGGTTCTAATGTAGATATTGATGAAAGTATGAACCCTAGTTTATTTGAAGAATATTCTGTAATGACTAATTTAAGTTGCCCTAAATGCTATTCAAATGTTGAGGTACTAAAAAAAAGAGATGCGTATGATTAATATTTTATGTATATGTTGACAGGGGTATACCCTTGTGATACATTTAATATTGTAAACACAACCGAGAGGTTTTCCAAAATGTCTAACACTCAAACAATCACAAACTATACTCAAGAGTTATGTAATACTCTTAATAGCAAATTAGCAGCAGATACAGATATACATTATTCAATTTGTTGGGGTACTAAGTTTCACAGAATATCAAAATGGGATAAAGAGTCAGATTGTAGTTATGTAAGAGTAGATGCAGATGACAGAGTATTTTGTTTCATAGATCAAAAAACAGGTGACGTACTTGCACCAAAAGGTTGGAACAGAAGGGCTAAAGGTGTACGTTATAACGTCTTAGATGACGCATCAAGAACAGATTTATTTAACGCAAAGGAGGTAGCATAATGTCTAACTTTCTAATGATGTTAGCAGCGTCAGGGTTGTTTTATACAGCCCTCTCATCTTCTCTATATGACATGACAGTTACAGCGTGTGAGAGTCAGGTAGGTAATTATGAACTAGCCTGTAAGGAGGTAAACAAATGAGAATAGAATGTTTTACTGCTAGAGAATGGTACAAAATAGCTGATACTATTTCTAGATATTGCCCTAGTGAACCACTTATAGAAAAACTTATACAACAGATACATGAAAAAACTGATTTATTTTCTTACACACATGATTGGTTTATAAAAAATAATTTTAATCCTATTTATTTCCCAGATAGAAAAACTATAGAAAAATGTGAAAGTGGTTATGGATTAACTAGAAGAATGACAGAATATAAATCAGATGAAGGTAAAGGTATTATTCAATTTAAAAAAGATTATCAAAATTATATTTTAAATAAATATGTAATTACAGAAAAACAGGAGGTATAGCTATTTAGTCGGGAAGCCTGATAGTTAGTACTGCACATCTTCTAACTTGAAAGTTATAGAATACCTACCGCCATAGGAAAGACAGGGCAAGTGTTTGATACCATTGGACTTGATCGATCTCCTGACTAATTATTTAAATTGTTAATTAATTGTTACAGCTATTGCAAAGGGTATACCCCTATGGTTATAATAAGTACATACACAACCGAGAGGTAATCCAAATGACTAACTCAATCACAATCAGAAACAGACAATACGTAGTTCTAAAAACAGAAAACTATACACACAAAGGAAACGACAGAACACAATTTACAGTAAGAAAACCAAGAGGTACAAAAACATTTTTAGTTGTTAAGTATGAGAATGGCTTATACAGTTCATTTGCATAAACAAAACTAACAACATAAATACAGCCCCTACTAAGGGGTATTTTTTTGCCCATACAAAAACCCTCTAGGGGAATCCATCTAAAGGGTTTAAGTTGCCTACTGCTTTGCATATCATAGGCATATCAAAAGTAAATTATATTTACACCTAATGCAAGTGCTATCTAGGTAAACTATTAATCTTTCTACCAGGAAATAGTTGCTGTTCTAAAAAGTCTACAGCCTTGTCATCAACATCATTTGATGTTTGTTTTACCACCACACGTAATAAGTCCACAATTAACTGTTTAATTACTCTTTCTGGAAATAGACCTAACAGTATTGGTTTTAATAGTTTTAACATACTAAAAATACAAACATATCTGAATATTAGCAGTAATACCTTTTATACACTACCTTTTAGGTTTTAGTGATGCTACACCTATTTCTACACCATTTAATCTTGCATATATATCACGCATATCATCATGCATAGAATCCATTTTATCTGACATTAATTCTACCTTTGTTATAAGGGTTACTACATCTTCTCTATTCTTTTTACCTCTATAGCTAAGTGAACCTGCTGATATAAATATTGCAGATAATAAAGCACCACTTGTAGCTGCTAGTAGTTCTATCACTTTGCCTATATAGGGTTCTATGGCTATTATGACAGAAAAAAGAGTTATGCAAGCAGAAAGCTCAAAGAAAATAAAAGAACTTGATGATGAAAAACCTGATTATCAAGAAAAAATTACTTTTCTAATTTCTACGGTTGCACAAGGTTTTATTCTTGCCTGGTGTCTATTAGTTTTATCTTTAGGGTATATAAAGTTGCCTAATAAACTATTTGGAATAGATATACCTGACCAGCCTAGAGTAGATAGTACATTTGCCGCTGGTTTACTTGGAAATATATTAGGTGGTCTAGGTATTAGTGTTAATGCTGCACAAGGTGCAAAGAAGAAAAAGAAAGAAGGAGAAAATAGTACTATTAGTAACTCTAATGGTGGTGTATCAACAATTATTATTAAACAGCCAATAGAACTAATTACAACTAAACCAGAAGTAATTAAAATCGACCCTAAACTAAACAAATGAAAAAGCTACTACCATTATTGCTACTAGCAATTACCCCTGCCTGTTATGCAAATTTATCGCATAGTATAAATCAGTCAATAAAACTAACTGTAGGTGGTGCTACAACTTCCTCAGATCGTATTGGTAGCAGTTATAGCGTAAGCGGTACAGGTGTGGACACAACTTATACTGCAGGTGGTAATG